ATCGATGCTGCTGTTGCATATGCCGAGAGCTATCAGCACCTGACCGCCGGAACCTATGAAGCAGCGGCTATGCCGCCAACAACCGAGGCGGCGGTGATCATGTTGGCATCTCATTTATATGAAAGCCGGGACGGCAGCACGGGCGGCTTCTTTGCGGACAATGTGCAGGCGGGGCAACAGACATGGGACACGGTAAACACGCTACTTCGCCTAGATCGTTTTTGGGTATTTGGCGTATGAGTTTCGGAAAAATGAACACGCATATTTCCATCGCCGTGGAAACGGTAACGAAGGATGCGGAGGGGTTTGCGATTAAGACGGACAACGTCCTCAAATCCATCCGCGCATATCGCGAGGGGCGGCACGGTTCTCAGAAATGGGTCAACCGTGCCTCCTTTTCGGAGGCAACGGATTCGTTCCAATTTCGTGTTATACCGGGGCTATCCGTAACCACGGCGCACGTGATCCTTTGCGGTGATGATCGTTATGAAATCACATCCGTCGAGGATGTGAAGGGCAGAGGTATGTATTTTGAAGTTCTGGCAAAGAAGGTGACACCAGGTGGCTAAAGTGAAAATCGAGATGCCAAGTGGCTTCATGGATCAAGTCGCCGGTATGGGTAACGCGCTCGATACGGCGATTCCCAAAGCGCTCGCGGCAGGCGGTAAGGTCGTCATGGCAAAGATGAAATCGAATCTGCAAGCGGCGATCGGGCGTGGCACGAAGATCAAATCGCGCTCGACCGGCAAGCTTGCCGCATCGCTCGGCGTATCACCGGCGAAGCTGGATCGCGACGAAAATTTGGATGTGAAGGTCGGGTTTTCAGAAGGGCGCGGCGACGTCAGTAATGCTATGCTCGCGAACCTTCTGGAATACGGCAAGCATGGTCAGCCGCCGAAGCCGTTTCTGAAGCAGACAAAGTCCTCGAGCAGAAAGCCGTGTATCAATGAGATGCAGCGCGTTTTGAAAGAGGAGCTGAACCTGCCATGAGCATGCTGGAAGAGCTGAATATGATCGTTACAAGCGCCGGACTTCCTCTGGAGACCGGCGTTTTCTCTACCACAGCGCCGGACGAGTACGTTGTGATTACGCCGATCTCGGAGCATTTCGAGCTGTTTTCGGACAACGCGCCGAGCATGAACATTGAAGAAGCGCGGTTATCGCTCTTTTCGAAGGGGAATTATGGCGCGAGAAAACGACTGCTCGTTCGACTGCTGCTCTCGGCGGGATTTCTGGTATCGGAACGCAGATATATTGGGCTGGAAGAAGACACGGGTTATCACCACTTCGCTATCGACGTGGCGAAGGAGTACATGGAGGAAGAATAGATGGCAACCATCGGATTGGATAAACTATATTACGCGAAGATCACCGAAGGCGCGAACGGCGACGAGACTTACGCCGCACCCGTTTCGCTCGCCAAGGCGATGTCTGCGGAACTGAAGATCGATATCAATGAAGCGACGCTCTACGCCGACGATGGCGCGGCCGAGGTGGTCAAGGAGTTCAAGAGCGGTACGCTCACGCTGGGAATCGACAACATCGGCGCGGCGGTCGCGAGCGATCTGACCGGGTCACAGATCGACGATAACAAGGTGCTGGTTTCCCAGAGCGAGAATGGCGGACAGCCTGTCGCGATCGGATTCCGCGCGAAGAAGAGTAACGGCAAGTACCGCTACTTCTGGCTCTATCGTGTCGTGTTCGGTATTCCCTCGACGAACCTGCAGACGAAGGGCGACAATATCACGTTCTCGACCCCGTCGATCGAGGGAACGATCATCCGGCGCAATAGGCTGGACGGGCAGGGCAAGCATCCGTGGAAAGCGGAGGTAAACGAGGATGATACGAGCGTGCCGGCGGCGACGATCTCGGGCTGGTACACGCAGGTCTACGAGCCGACATTTGCGGCGGAGGGTTAACACATGGAAAACGACAGAGGCGCAATGATCCAGATCGGCAATCGGGAGTATGAAATGCTCCTAACCACGCGTGCGACCAAAGAAATCGCGAAGCGATACGGTGGGTTGGAGCACCTTGGCGACAAGCTCATGAAAGCGGAGAACTTTGAGCTCGCGTTGGACGAGGTAGTGTGGCTGATCACGCTGCTCGCCAATCAGAGCACGCTCGTGCACAACCTTCTTGAGCCGGATAATAAGCGTGAGCTTTTAACCGAGGAAGCAGTCGAGCTGCTCACCACACCATTGGATCTCTCCGGTTACAAGACTGCGATCATGGAAGCGATGGTCAAGGGCACCAAACGCTATGTCGAGAGCGAGGAGGATCCCTCAAAAAACGTGTTGGTCGGGCAAGCGACGAAGAGCTGTTTGCCCGACTGATCTTTTACGGAGCGACTCTACTGGGGCGACCGGAGCGCGAGGTTTGGCTCATGCCGCTAGGCGCTCTCTTAGATCAGTGGGAGGTGTACCGGCAGTTTCATGGGATTGTTCGTGTAAAAACGGAGTGCTTTATCGAAGATATTGCACCATCGTTCCTCTAGATTTCTCATATTAATATAATACCTACAGTAGTTATGTTATAATGACGAAAAAGGGGGTATATACATGAAGAAGACGATTCAAGCTTTGGCTGCAGTAACCTTTATCCTCATGGTTGTTGTGAATGCACTTGCAAACATTCTGCCAATCAACGGTATCGGTACGGGAGCTGTGTCAGACTCATACCCTAATCTGTTTGCGCCCGCCGGCATTACCTTCGCGATCTGGGGAGTCATCTATTTGTTGCTTGCCGCATATACGGTCTTTCAGCTCGGGTTGTTCAAAAAGAACAGAACCATGAGCAATGCGCTCATGAATAAAGTCGGAGTGGTTTTTTCCATATCGTCGATCGCGAATACGGTTTGGATTTTCTCATGGCATTACCGGATCATCGCCCTTTCGATGGTACTCATGCTCTTGATCCTCGTGTGTCTCGCCATCATTGTCAGCGCGATTCGCAAAGAAACGCTGAGTACGAAAGAAAAGGTATTCGTCAAGTTGCCCTTCAGTGTTTATTTCGGTTGGATCACCGTTGCGACCATCGCGAACTTGACGACGCTTTTGGTGAGTGTGGGTTGGAACGGATTTGGACTGTCGCAAACCGTTTGGGCGATTGCTATCATTGCAATCGGCGCAGTCATCGGTATTATCACGATCCTGCGCAATAAGGACTATGCTTACGGTCTTGTAATCCTATGGGCCTATGCCGGAATCGTAATTAAGCATAATTCCGCATCAGGATTTAACGGCATGTATCCCGCTGTTCTGATCACCACAATTGCGGCAATGGTTTTGGTTGTCGTCGCGGAAGTGATTGCGATCACGAAAAAGGCCTATTGATAACGAGCAAATTAGTACCCCGATTCAACTCTTGCAATCAACAAATAAAACAGTTCAAAAACGACCTTCGGGTCGTTTTTTTATGCCATTTTTAAATGAGATGTGCTTCTGCTTAGCAATGTTCGACTCACCATCAGCCTTGAGCACGTATCAATCCTCCAAAGCCGCTTCCTGCGATCCATTGAGCATGAAAAAGGAGCAATCTTTCGATTGCTCCTAGAGAGACTTGACCAGGATTTCCCTTCAGATTACAGGACGCGGGAATCTTGATATTACTTCTTATACCCGCACTTGGGGCATGCGCCATTCTCATTTAGTGCAATACCGCACAATGGGCAACGGTCGATGTTGTTGTGTGTATCAAATTCTTCAGAAGCCGCGTTAACGCCGCTGGTAAAAGTCAGCTTTGCAATGTTCAGTTTGTCCTTCAGCAGATCATAAACAATTTTGATCATGCCTTCGACGGTCATGGTCTCTTTGGTCACAACCAAACGGCAATCCGGATAAGCGGTGGCAAGCTCGGTTTTGAAAGCGGGACCTTTCATTTTGTTGGTTGGGGCGCCATCTTTGATCCCCTGTTTCTCATATACATCGAGAATTGCAGGTAACAGGGGGTCGTCTTCCCGGAGGATCAGAGCATGATCGAAGTTTCTCAGCAAATCCCAAGCGGTCTTCTGGATTTCGTTGCAGGGGAAAACCATATTTACGCCGGTATTAATAGAGTCTTCCACCTCGATCGTCAGTATGCCGGTGTGTCCATGTAAGTACTGAGCTTCGCCTTTGAATCCGTAGAATCTGTGTGCGTACTGCAGGTCCAGTGTTGTGATACTTCTCATAGTTTTTCTCCTTATATAGATTATTTACGGGGTATTTCAATGCTCCCGTATGCGCACTAGATCGAATTTATCCGAAGTATTCCATTATATTTTCGGGTTACGTTCACATTCCGAGCAGATACCTTTAAACACAATATCATGTCCGGTGAATAAGAAACCTTGTGTATCCTTGATCGATTTTTCCAAATCTGTTTTATACTCCATGTCCACATCAAAAACACGGCCACACTTCACACACTTGGCATGGTAATGATTGCTGCAGATATGGTCAAATCGATCAGCGCCACCAGGGAACTCCCGTTTTCGTATTTCGCCCATATCGGATAATCTCTGGAGGTTTCGATACACCGTTCCTCTGCTGATATGGGGGTGTTCCTTAACGATGGCATGGTATATTTCATCTGCTGTTGCGTGAGAAGCAAGCATATTGACTGCATCAAGCACCAGAGCGCATTGGATGGTATGTCGTCTTTTCATAGTCAATCCTAATATTCTTCACATTCTTATTAGTATTATATACCAATAAGGAATGAAATTCAATATTAAATGTGAATTTGAAAATTCGCACATTGAATTTCCGCAAATATCTTCAAACGATGTTACTGCAAATATTAGGCAAAACCATGTGCCGATATATCACTAGCGGCTTCTGAAACAGACGTGAGCAAAAGGGCCGTCGGGTCGTTCTTTTTTATGCCGATTTTCTCATATGGAGGTGATGAAATGTCGTCCGACTTCGGACTCAAGATTGGGATAGAGGGCGAGAAAGAGTTCAAGAAAGCTCTCTCCGAGATTAACCACTCGTTTAAGGTGCTCGGGAGCGAAATGAACCTCGTCACCTCCCAGTTCGACAAACAGGACAAATCGGTCGGCGCGCTGACCTCCCGAAACCAAGTCCTGCGAAAAGAGATTGACGCTCAAAAAGATAAGGTCGAAACCCTCGAAGCCGCGTTGCAGAACGCGGCTTCTTCTTTTGGGGAGAACGATAAGCGCACGCAGGCATGGCAGGTTCAGCTCAACAACGCCAAAGCAGCTCTCAACGGTATGGAGCGTGAGCTTGGCGCGAACGAAACCGCGCTGGAGAGCACGGCGAGCGGGCTAAATTCTGCCGGTAAGCAGGCGGACGAATTCGGCGACGAGATCAAGCAATCAGCCGATCAAGCGGATGACGCTGGCGGTCGATTCGACAAGCTCGGTTCGGTTGTGAAGGGCATCGGCGTCGCGCTCGGCGCGGCTATCTTGGCAATCGGTACTGCGGCAGTGGCCGCTGGCAAAGCGCTGATCGATATGACCGTTAACACGGCGGCGTATGCGGATGAAATGCTGACGCAGAGTTCGATCACTGGCATGAGCGTGGAACGGCTACAGGCGTATTCCTATGCCGCCGACCTCGTGGATGTGTCACTGGAGACCATGACCGGTTCCATGGCGAAGAACGTGAAATCCATGTCTAGCGCCGCCGGTGGGAGCGAGCAGTTCGCCAAGGCTTACGATCGTCTAGGCGTATCTGTGACCAATGCAGACGGATCGCTTCGCGATAGCGAAGATGTTTACTGGGACGCCATCGACGCGCTCGGACGGGTGTCGAACGAAACGGAGCGCGACGCGCTGGCCATGCAGCTCTTTGGCAAGAGCGCGCAGGATCTCAATCCGTTGATCGCACAGGGCAGCGAGGGCATCGCGGCGCTGACCGATGAAGCCAAGCGCATGGGCGCGGTGCTGAGCGAGGACACAATCGCAAAATTCGGCGCGTTCGATGATTCCGTACAGCGCCTAAAACAAGGCTCGGAGGCGGCTCAGAGGGTCATGGGCACGGTACTGCTCCCGCAGCTGCAGACGCTCGCGGACGACGGCGTATCACTACTTGGCAATTTCACCTCGGGGCTTGCCGAGGCGGGTGGTGATTTCGACAAGATCACCGTCGTGCTCGGAGAGACGGTCGGCGGAATCGCCAACCTGATTCTTGGCAGCCTACCGCAATTTGTGCAGGTTGGTATGAGCATTGTGAGCGCGATCGGCGGTGCTTTGTCGGCGAATCTACCCACGCTGATCACCGCCGCTTCCGGCATCGTAATGACGTTGCTGCAGGGTATAATCACGGCACTTCCGCAGTTTACGGACGGTGCGGTGCAGCTGATCACCACCCTCGCACAGGGGATTGTCGACATGCTGCCAGCATTGGTGGAGGCGGCGATTCAGATGGTCGCATCGCTCGAACAAGGTATAGGCGATGCGCTTCCGACGCTGATTCCCGCGATCATCGAGGCGGTGCTCCTGATTTGCGAAACACTGTTCGACAACATGGACAAGATACTGGATGCGGCGTTTTCGATCGTGAAAGGCTTAGCCGAGGGCATCATCCGCGCGCTGCCCAAGCTGATCGAAGCGCTGCCGAAGCTGATCACGGGGATCATCAACTTCTTCATGAACAATCTCCCGACCCTCATGGCTATGGGCATCGAATTTACGGTTCAGCTTTCGATTGGCCTGATCAAAGCTCTCCCGCAACTGATCGCGGCATTACCACAAATCGTTTCCGCAATTCTAAATGGTTTCGGGTCGTCGGTATCCTCCGTAGTAGAGATCGGCAAGAACATCGTCAGCGGTCTTTGGGAAGGCATCAAGAGCATGGCTTCTTGGCTGGCTTCGAAAGTGCGTGATTTCTTCTCCAACATCGTGAAAAGCGCGAAGAAAGCGCTCGGTATCGCGTCGCCCTCCAAGGTGTTCGCCGGAATCGGCGAGAACATGGGCCAAGGCGTAGGCGTTGGATTCACGGATGCCATGGAGGACGTGAACAAGCAGATTCAGAGTGCGATTCCAACCAGCGTGAACGTAGGCGCGATCGATGTTCTGACGAACCTACCGAATAGCGTTGGTATCAGTGGCACGAGCGACTTACTGTCTCAGAAGCTGGATGTGCTGATCAGTGAAGTGCGGCGGTATCTGCCGCAACTTGCCGGGATGCAGCTGGTCGCAGACACCGGGGCAACGATCGGCTGGCTTGCGCCGGCTATGGACGACGCACTCGGCGCGATTCGCAGGCGAAAGGAGCGGCTGGTGTGAGCGATATTCGATTCGGAACGAAATGGGCGCACGCGGACTACGGCCTGATCGTCGCGCCCTACGCCATCCCCATGCCGGAGCCGCAGACGAGCTTCGTGGAGATCCCAGGGCGCGACGGTGCGCTCGACCTTTCGGAGGCGTTTGGTACGGTACGTTACACTGACAGGATCATTCCGTTGACACTATATACCCGCGCGCCGTTTGACACGCTGATCTCCACATTCGCGGCGGATGCACACGGGCGTCGCATGAACGTGATCTTTGATCGCGACCCGACCTACTACTATGATGCCCGGGTTACACTTGAGGATGTCGAACGGCACGCAGGATATTGCGAACTATCGCTGAAATGCCGCGCGAAACCATACAAGCTGGAGCACTTCGAGACTGCGATCACGGTTCTTCCAACGGGCAGCGCAACTGTGACGCTGACGAACACGCGCATGCCGGTCGTGCCGACAATTGCCGTATCCGCTGAGATGACGCTTGTGTTCGCGATCGCAGGAGTGTCATATTCGATCAGCCTCGCTGCTGGATCTCATGTCATGCCTTCGCTTGTTCTCATGGAGGGCGATACGGAAGTTGAGATCACAGGATCTGGCTCGATCACGTTCACCTACCGGAAAGGAGCGCTCTGATGTACCGTATCCTCTGCGATTCCTACGTAATACATGACCCGCGCTTTCCAGACCTGTTCGTTATGGAACCAACGCTGACGCAGAAAAAGAACGAGCCGGGTGAGCTGACGTTCACGATTCCCAAGGAGCACCCGCACTATGGCGTGCTGGAAAAGCTCAAAAGCCGTATCAAGGTCTATCGGGACGATACCCTGATCTGGATTGGTCGTGCGATCGAAGACGAACGGGATCTGTACGAAAACCGCAAGGTGATGGCAGAAGGGATATTGGCATTTTTACTGGACAGTATTCTTCGACCGTTTGTCATGGATGGTACAGCGGCGGATGCTTGGGAATATCTCCTGACCCAGCACAACTCGCAGGTGAACGTGAATCAGCGGCTTGGTTTAGGGAACTGCGATCTTACTGGTTCGGTCAGCATTGCGACGAAGGATTACCTTTCGGCGTGGCAGGTCCTGAAAACCAGTCTGCTTGATACACTCGGCGGTTACCTGATCGTCAGATTTGACGAAAACGAAAATCCGATCTTGGACTATCTCGCCGATGTGCCGGACACATCGACCCAGCGGATCGAGTTTGGTGAAAACCTGATCGACCTCGTTTTGAGTAAGAACGCTTCTGAAACCTATACTGCTTGCATTCCGCTTGGCGCGGCGCTGCGGGATATCGATCCGGAATCGGAAAGCGACGCGCGGCTGACGATCACGAGCGTGAACGAAGGGCGGGATTACCAGATCGATTCTGTACTTTCGGCTGATTACGGCGTTATCTTTGCGCCATCTGGACTGACCACATGGGACGATGTTTCCGACGCGACGATCCTCATGAACCGAGGTCGCGACTGGCTGAGCGGATCCGGCGCGCGGTTCAAACAGACAATCAAGCTCTCGGCGGTCGACCTGCACAATGCCGATGCGAACGTCGAATCTTTCCAATTCTTGGATAAAGTGATCTTCTCCTGCGGCACGCTCTGCCCGGAAGAGATGTATGTACTGTCCGAGTTGACGATTCCGCTGAACAATCCAGCGAGCACCGGCATAGTGCTTGGGGACTCACGCCCGTCTTTGATCGGGGAGGAGATCCGACAGAATGCTTCGGTGAAGAACCGTATCGAAACGATCGAGGCGGACTACACGACGCACGGAGAGATCAAGGAAATCGTGCAGGAGCAGATGTCCCAGAACACCTCGATCCTGCAATCCGCGCAGCAGATTATCATGACCGCTCTGGAAGACTATGTCCGGACGCAGGATTTCAACGCGCTGCAGAATACGGTTCAGACCTCATTCTCCATTATGGCGGGGACGATCGAAGCGAACTTTACTGAGACGGCAAGCCGCATTTCAACACTGAACGGTGAAACGTCGCAGCAGTTCGAGTCGGTGCGCAGTTTCATTCGGTTGATTTCATCCGGCATTGTGATCGGAAAGAGCACGTCCGCAATCAAGCTGAAGCTGGAAAACGATGTGCTTTATTTCTTCTCCGGCAGCGAGGATAGCGTTACCACCGATAGCGCGATCGCCTATTTCTCTTCCGGCAAGCTGTACGTCAACGACGTGCAGGTGCTTTCTTCGCTGCGAATCGGCGGATATGCATGGGTGCCCGAGAGCGGCAATTTGAACTTTAAAAAGATCGCGGGGTGAGACAATGGCAAATTGGCCTTATGAGTCGATTCATGACGGATACACGATCGTCAACGGTTCTCTTTCTGGAACCGCGGCAAGCAAGGTTTCCTGTTGGCTGGAATACAAGATCGTTTCGCAGTCTGTTGCTAACAACACGTCTACCATCCGATTCTATGTGTTTCTGGCGACCTCGGGCAACACCTCGCAGTTCGATGTCTATTGCAATAACATCGATTCAAATGCGCGCGGCGCGATGAGCGTATCGGTCGATGGAAGCTCCGTGTACAACCGTATCGGGAGAGGCTTCGCGATCTCGCGGATTCCTTACCGCAACGAGTATATTACGCAGTATCAGGAGCCATATGATACGGCGCTGGGCTACCAATACCTCATGATCCTAACCGATAACGCGAGCACAGAGAGCGAAGCATATGGAGAATGCACGGTCCCCCACAACTCGGATGGAACAAAGCAGATCACCTTGGCTTTTACAGCGAATTGCACCTACTCCGCATCGATTGGAACGGCAAACGGCAGCGTTGTCCTATCGTTGCCGGCGATCCCGCGCATTACGACGCCCATCAACTCAGCCGTGACGCTCGGCAGCGCGTCGACGATTTCGCTGACACCCGCATCGAGCGCGTTCTTACACACGCTGCGTGCGAAGTTTGGCTCGCGCGCGGAGACAACGATCGCGGCGCTAACCGCTGCAACAAACATTTCGTGGACACCTTCATTGGACGAAGCCAACACTGCGCCGAATGCGACGAGCGTAGCGGGAACGTTGTATTGCGATACCTACTCCGACGGTGTTCTTCTTGGCACGACACAGGTCAGCATTACCGCAGCGATTCCCACTTCCGTTGCGCCAGCGGGGTCGATCTGGTTCTCCGAGGCGGAGGGAGAATTGGCGACGCTATTCGGGTGCTTTGTTCAGCGAAAGAGCAAATTAAGCGTCAGTATTTCTGCTTCCGGTGTCTACGGTTCGTCCATCTCGTCGATTTCGACCACGGTAAACGGAGCAACGTACTCGGGTAGCTCTTTCACAACGAACGAACTAGCAACAGTCGGATCGAACACGATACGCACGATGATCACGGATAGCCGGGGACGAACGACGGTGCTGACTGGAACTTTTGAGGTTGTGGCATATGACTCGCCCTCGGTGCAGACCGTTTCAGTCTTTCGGTGCGACGCTGTGGGAAACGCCAGCAACACGGGAACATACGCCATGGTCGCGGTCGCAGGTGCGATCTCCTCTGTGAACAACAAAAATACGCGTGTACTCAAAATTGGGTATAAGCGCAAAAGCGAAACGTACTACACGGATACGACGTTCACGCTGCCCACGTATGCTGTCAATGGCAGTTATCGCATCGGCGGAAGCCTCTCGAATCAGTATACCTACGACATTCGCGTAACGCTCGGCGACTATTTCAGTGAAGCATACGGATATATTGACCTGAGTACGGCGGAAGTCATCCTTTCCGTGCGCAGCACCGGTATGGGATTGGCGGTCGGTAAGGTCGCCGAGGAGGACAGCTTCGATGTTGGCTGGCCGGCGCGGTTTCGCGAGAACGTGCAGTTTGACGATGCAGTAACGTTTTCAAGCGTCATGTGGCTGGCGAACCTGATCTTCCCGGTAGGAAGCATTCGCATGACGGTATCGGCCGCGGATGAAAGCACGTTTCTGGGCGGCACTTGGGTACGCTGGGGAACGGGCCGCGTGCCGGTGGGCGTGAACACGTCCGACACGAACTTCAACTCGGTGGAGAAGACAGGTGGTACGAACACGCATACACTTGCGACAGCGGAGTTGCCGTCACATAATCACTCGTTCAGCGGCTCCGTGACGGTGAACACCAATGGCGCGCATACCCACCAAGCGTCGGCGGGATCGTATAAGGTCGGAAGCGGTTCCGGCTCTACCTATTACTATATGACCAACGGCGGAAGCACCAGCGGACAGACGACTGGTTCCGGCGGGTCGCATGACCATACGGGTTCCGTTTCTGGCTCGGTTGGCAGTAACGGCAGCGGCGCAGCGCACAACAACCTGCAGCCCTACATCACTTGTTATTTCTGGAAAAGGACAGCATAAAGCCCGGCATATAGCCGGGCTTCATGGATGAATGCGTATTACATGAATCCGAGTTTTTTCGCTTGTTCGAGGTACTTGGGAAGGTCTTCAAGTGAAATTGCGACATCATGCTTTTTTGCAAACGACAGGAATTCCATCATGGATACCTTGCCGTCCGCAACAATAGCTGCTACTTCGGCTTGCAGGGCTTTGTCGGTCTCATACTGTTTTACCAATTGTTCGACTGTTGCCATCTTTTTCACCTCCACGTTTGATGCTTTCATTATAACAGATTCAAAATGTAATTGCATTTTTAGACATAAAAAGCCTTTAGATTGTTGCAAAAATCACTCGATCAAATGTATGGCTAGGGCGCTTCTCACGAAGCGCCCTTAGTATTGCAGGGCCAAAGTGCTGAATGAAGGGAGGAAAGAAAAGTTCAACGCGTTAAGGCCATGCAAGTCACACATGTTTACCATAACAGACATTTATGAATAGAGCAACTCAAAACCATTACAGATAAGGAAATTAATAATAGGAGTAACCGAATGGAATTTACGCGCAATTTGAAAAAAGGTACGTCCGGCGAGGACGTGCTTTTTTGTAAACAAAAGCTCCTAGAGCTTGGGTTCTATGGCGATCATATTACAACGGTGTCGAGGAAGACGTTCGGCGCAGACACGTTGGAAGCCGTGAGACGGTTTCAGGCACAAGCTGCGCTGACTGTCGATGGAGTGATTGGGAAAGAAACGTGGGCGGCTCTGATTGACGGCACGATTACGGAGACGGAGCCGATCACGAAACCGGCAGTAGCAGATAAGGCGAAAGCGATCTGTGCGTTGGCGCTGACAAGGATTGGCGACCTGTATGTTTGGGGCGCTTCCGCTTTAACCGATCTTTCTGACGCCAAGATCAAGGTAATGGACGACGAGTTCGCGCGCGCGATCACGTTTCGCGAAAGTCAGTATAAAGCTGGATTCGCCGACCTCATGGCACATGACTGCTCTGGCTTTCTTTCCTGGCTCATGCGTGAGACGGGCATTTGGGACGATCGAAAGAACTGCGATGGACTTTGGGCGCTGTGTGACGTGGTCGCGCGCAATGAACTGATCGCCGGTGATTTCCTGTTCCGAAACAGCACGACGAATGCCAGCGATGAAACGCATGTGGGGCTTTATCTGGGCCGTGGCATGGTCATCCACGCGAAAGGGCGTGACGTAGGTGTCGTTGTGGAGGGAATCAATCAAGGCGGCAGCGGGTATTGGCATAAGTGCGGCCGCTGCAAGCTTCTATATAAATAAAACGGAGAGGAGCGGATATGGAATACATCGGTGAGATCATATCGGGCGTGTTCGCGTTGCTAGTCGTTTGGCTGCAGGTGCGTATGACACGCGACCGAAAACAGACGGAGAAACGCGCCGCTATTCGCGCAAAGGAATCAAAGCTCGCCATGAAGATGCAGGATGCGAGCCTATCGCTTTCGTTGGCGACTTGTATCGCCGTGGAGCGTGGCGAAACAAACGGCGAAATGAAGACCGCGCGGGACAAAGCGAAGACCGCGCAAGAGGAATACGAAGATTTTGTCCACGAGCTTGCTTCGGAGCAGGCTACATCTATCTAAAAAAGGAGAAAACAAAATGAAAAAGAAACTGATTCTGGTACTACTCGCGTTCCTGTTGCTCACGCTGCCCGTCGTCGCGCTGGCGGACACCGGCGGAAACACAGACGCTACCGTCGCCCAAATCCTGATAGAGAATGCCGTGAACATTGCAGCGGCATTTTTTATTGCCCTGATCGGCGTGTTTGGTGCATGGCTGACCGCGAAGCTTGGCAAGGCAACGCAACTGGACACCGTGAACCATGCGCAGCAGGAGCTGATTAAGCTCGCACAAATCACAGTCGGTGAGCTCAAACAAACTGTGGTTGATGGCATGAAGGCCGCGAGCAAGGACGGTAAACTGACTACGGATGAGATCGCAAAGCTTGGACAACTGCTCTTCGAGAAGACCACCGCGAAGCTGTCCGCATCCGCGATGGATGTTTTGACCGCCGCGCAGGTGGATATCTCCGCGCTCATTACAGGTACGGCGGAGCATCTGATTGGTCAAATGAAGGAGGATTAGTCCATGGAGGAACATGGAGCGGTTCTCCGTTTACCGCGGATGAGAACCTTGACGGAAGCGTATGCCTGCATCAAGGAAGCGGATCCAAAAACAGCGATCTCTGCCAACTATGTGCGATGCTTGATCGTTTCGGGCGCAGTACCGCGCATGAAGTGCGGCAAGAAATATCTGGTCGATGTTGATTTACTCATTGAGCACCTGAGAAAAGTTGCTCAGGGCAACGCCTGATATTTCTTCGTAAACATCAAAAATAAGACTTGATAGTCGGTTCGACCTGAGCGAATATACAGACTACGAAACGAAGGGAGGATGCAAAATGGCAACCATACTGGAACGAAACGGTGGCTACATGATCATGGTCAGCGAGGGGTACGGCCTTGATGGACGGCAAAAGCGCAAAACCATGACATGGAGACCCGATCCCGGCATGACCAAGCGGCAGATTAAGGAAGCGCTGAACACACAAGCGGTGCTGTTCGAACGCAGGGTGCGCACGGGTCAGGTGCTGGATGGGCATGTGACGTTTGCAGAATTCGTCGAGCGTTGGAAACGCGATTACGCTGAGCCGAATCTTGCGCCCAAGACGCTCGTTCGATATGAGGAACTGCTCAGACGCATCCTCCCGGCGATCGGGTATATCCGGCTGGACAAGCTGCAACCACATCATCTGATGGCGTTCTACGCTAGTCTACAGAATACGAAAAATCAAAGCGGGGTGTCGTTTAAGGCGACGCCCCGCTTGCTTTCTATGTTTCAAAAATCCGGCATGACGCGACAGGCACTGGCGGATGAAGCGGAGTGCCATGTGAATACGATGTACCGCCTGATTCGGGGACAGGGTGTTGACGTTCGCATTGCGCAGGCTGCCTGCGACATACTTGGAATTTCCTTCGAGGAAGGCATTGAATCGACAAAACCGGTGCATCAGCTGGCGGGGAAGACGATCAACCACCATCACCGGCTAATCTCGTCAATTCTCAATCAAGCGGTGTTCTGGCAGGTGATTCCTGACAATCCTTCACGACGTGTGAAACCGCCCAAGTTCGAGCGCAAAGAAGCGAAGTATCTTGATGAAGAGCAGACCGCGACGCTTCTGCGATTGCTGGACAATGAACCATACCAGAATCAGGTGATGATTCGATTCTTCCTGCTCAGCGGTGTACGGCGCGGAGAATTATGTGGACTTGAATGGAAGGACATCGACTTCAAGAACAACATGATCACGGTTTGCCGGACATCGCAGTATCTACCGGATATGGGCATCTTCACGAAAGGCACGAAAACCGATTCTTCTGTGCGCACAATTAAGTTGCCAGAACAGGCGTTCGAACTATTGAAAGAGCATCGAAAATGGCAGCGGAAGAAGCGCATTGCGATGGGGGACCGGTGGGTCGACAGCGACCGAATTTTTACTCAGGATGACGGTACACCGGTTCACCCGGACAGCATTACCGGTTGGTTTCACGATTTCATCTCGCGTACGGATTTGCCGCAGATTTCGATTCACTCCTTGAGGCATACGAACATCACGCTCTTGCTTGCATCAGGGATTCCGCTGAAGACGGTGAGTTATCGAGCAGGGCATGCACAAACTTCGACAACAGCGAACATCTACTCGCATGCGATCAGGACGGCGGATGAGAAGGCGGCGGAGGTGTTGGAGAATATCGTCAAACAAAGCGAATACACTCGTTGA